TTTGCTATACTTAAAGTACAATCAATTAAACGAAAGGACTACCAAAATGCGAAAAGCAACCTACCAAGCAACCTACTTTATCAAAACCAACCATGACGCGATAGCTGTCAACAATCTTGATGATGTAGCCGAGCTTCTAATCATGATGGCTCGCACGGCCGACTTCATGCTCGAGGACGGCCAAGTACTCACCATTGAGCTTAAGAAGACAACCATCGATGGGCGTACCGTTCTGGCTGCTGAGGAGCTTGACGATATACTTCGCAACAAGCTTTGTGGCTACAGCGTTCACTTCACTGCAGTTGACTTCAGCACTGCAACCACCACGCTTAGCGATGCCCGATGTGCCGACTTATAGTCGGCCATCGGCCTCCCTTGATGATTAAATTAAACGAAAGGAATCACCATGAAATTACCAAAAATAACCAAGCG